CTTCACTATGTCTGTTACATTGATCTTAATATCAGGAGATTCATTTTGAAATGATTGGCTAGCTTCATATCCAGACCCAGTTATCCATGTACCGCCGCCAACTGTATTTGTTGCTCCGGCAGATGTGCCACTACTATGTGCACTACCTGTCTTCCACGCAACCCCTGTTTGCGCAACTGCATCACCGGATCTATTATACCATGATGAACCTACTTTTGTAGCAGGCGAATCGCTCATATATCCAGCACCATTATCCCAAGATTCTGACACAGGATATGCTTTAATTGTATATGACTGTAATAGGTCGGATGCATCTGAAGCATGTAAATTTAGAAATATAGATGCCGATGTTACATTACTATTATGTATAGATGGAATATCTCCATTAGTTATTGATTGAGCTATTGATGATATCTCTGTTCCGAAATCTATAAGTATTCTACTGTTATATGTATCGGCGTTAGCTAATGAAGCAGAAGATATTTTTATTAGCTCTAATATCTCATCGAGGCCAGAATTCTGTTCTGGGGTCTTTTCATATAATGTTGTATCTCTTTCTGCGTAATATATTCTTTTCATAATTTATCCCTATGGCTTAACTACTTTTCCTTTTATATCTGCATTAGGATATTTTATTTCAAATATACTAGGATCTAATGATGGATATAAAATATTATTTTTAATAGCACTCCTAACATCATATTCATTTCCAGAATAACCACGCGAAGCATTATGTAGATTATAAAATTCAAATGTTGGTACACTCTGAACGCCTTCTAAACTATCTAAGTCTGATATGATAGATGATATATTAAGTGGTCCGTTAATTTGCATCCTATCATTTGATAGTAACGTCTTTAGTCGATCGATACATCTTAACACTACTTCATTCGAATTAACATTTGGAACTGGAATTACTTCAAAATTAATTCCTAAGTTAATAATAAATGCAGATTTAATATTTAACGCATCTGTTAACATTCTATATTGCGAAAGATATGTCCTTAAATTTTCTAAGATAGCTTGATTAGCATCTGTAAAATTATTCTCTGCATCTTGTGCCAATACATATAAATTCAATGCATACGGATTAGAAATAGTTTCGGCTGGATAAGTTTTATCTTCGGTATTGATTTGGCTATCGCCTATTACATATGCTTTTGCAATTGTTCCAAATCTAGATGGCATCGAATATACTCGTGCTATATAATCTTCTCTTGTAATCGCTCTATTTTGTGCTGCAAATGCTGCCATTGCATTTTGTCGAATTGAATCTAAATCTTGTCTCGATCGTGCACCTATTGCAGGTTCATTGTTTATAACAGCGACAGAATCTTTTGAAGTAGTTAAATCTACCAAACCAGTTTCGTTCAAATAAGTTATACTAGAAATACTTGAAATTGAATTTATTCCGACATTTTCTTCTATACTACCTCCATATGAATATCGAATAGTTAGCGTCGTGTTTGATGGAGCAATTCCATATGTACTAGTATATAAAAAGTTTGTAGGATCGACATTAGATGTAGTTGTACGTCTTAGATATTCTAATCCATGTCCTACATTTTTAGGATTAGGTATTATTTCTTCATCTGCATCAGAAGACACTCCGGAGCCAAATAATAATTCAACTCGGCCATCATCACGTAATCTAGATGTAAATCTTCTAGCTGTTCTTTTCAATTTTAATATATAAGGCACTGTAGATCTATATTGAGACAATTCTGGATCATTGAATGGAATATTTGCAATATCTTCAAATATTGTATCTTGTGCTAAATAATCTGTTTCATACCATGTATTGCCAGCACTATCTGTACAACTAATAATATCTATCACATTAGAATCTGGTAATATGATTTTATCGTATGGCTTAGGATCTGTAAAACTAAAATCTATAGACTTAATAGTTCCGGAAATAACCTTTACTTGTTTTTTTAATAAATAACGAGCTACGTTCCCAGATACATCAATTTCATAAACTGTTATTTCTGGATCTTGAGAAAAATCTAAAGCTTCTTCTGTATGAAATACAATTCCATCATCTGTCGATACTTCCATGCCGCTAGCGATAGTTAACGCATATTCCATATCAGGTGATGCATTTACTCCAGTGCCTTTAGCTGGCACTAACTGAAATACATCTAACACGCATGTGGCCGGAGCATTTAATCTTGGTTTATATCCAAATAGCTGCGACAATGCTAATACGTTTGATGATTCTTCTGCAGTCGATAATAATGATTCTTTAAATGAATTGTCTGTGTAATATGATAATACATCTCCAACATATGCAGACATTTCCATGAACATCATACCAGGCGATGATTCATTAAAATCTTGATATGTGTCAGGAAAATAATTTTTTGCAAAGTTTATTAAATTTTGTCTAAACTGCGCAAAATCTTTATTTAAGTATTTTACATCTTTCTTAATTAAGTCTGCCATATCTTTAACCTATCTCTTTAATTCTTTAGTAAGACCCTCCTAGGCCTGTATTAAATGCTGTATCAGAACCAAATGTACTGATTTGTTCTAATGTAGTTTCTTCTGACACTGAATCAATTTGTAAATCATTTTCGTTTGCTAAAATATTAATAACTAAATTAGCACCTATAGTCTCAATCCTACAATTTAATCTAACTATTAAATGATGTCTATCGACAGAAGGCGTTACATCTAGATTAATTAACTTAACATATGGTAACCAATATTGAATATCTTCTTGAATAGTTTCTTGTAGTAAACTTCTTACATCATCTGTGTTGTTTTCAAACAATATTGATCTAATATTAGTTCCAAAATTAGGCTGCATATATCGTTCACCTTTTGAAGTTAAAATTAGATTTTTTAAATTTGATATAACGGCTTCTTGTGTTGTATATGACGATTCAAATACACCTTTACCAGTATTACTAGTAGCTTTATAATCTGCAGAATTTGATTTGCCTTTCGCGTCTTTATTGAATGGCAATAGTACGCCTAATGCTACATCATTATCATCAATTGGTTTATATTGGTATATTGGACGAGCCATTTATTACATTCCCTTTTTCTTATCTATTGCTTTCATCAATGCCGAATAATCTTTTGTCATTGCATTTACCGTAGATGCAACTGCTTCATTATTCATATCAATTCTTTCTCCATTAATTCCTTTTGTAGCTAACGGAGTATTTGAACTTTGCATACCAAATGCCTCTGCCATGTCAGATCTAAAATTTACTGAATTCCATTCTGAAGGTGGCGTATTTGCTGTTTCATTTAAAATATCATTCAATGCAGCATTCTTTGTATATTGCTTTTTTGCAACCGGTTGTTTAGTTGGTTTAGGTGTGTCCATCACTTCATGAAGATTGATATCATGTTTATTGATATTTACTTCATTTAAGATAGGTTTTAGTTCTTTAACAATAACGTTACGAACTTCTTCCCTAATTACCTTACGTAATAACTTTACGAATCCATTTGTTTTCATAGAAATTCCCTTTTTAATAAATATTGATACGGCCAACTATTGGTTAAATAACTCGACCTGTTCCGGTTGCACTAGTTGCGCCAATTCCTGTACCTGCTTGATTAAGTGCTGTACCAGTCGTCGCTACTACAGTATTTACCAATTGTCCTGGATCGGTAATAACTATTCCTGATCTTATATATTTGTCTATTGCAATTGATAAATCATTTGCAATCTTATTAATTGCCTCATCTTGCGGTCCAGTATTATTTTGCTGAGCTTCAAATGCTCGTTTGATATCATTATATAATGTATTTCTTTTCAAGCCTGTTGGTGGCTTTCCAGGCGTTCCTTCTGGTAATGGCTTTTCCATAATTATCTCCTATTGTTTCATTTGTTTTAATGCTGTTTGTATCTTTTGTAACTCCGGTAATGCTGAACTTGGACCTGTTGGACCTGCCGGCGTTGCATACGGCTTAGCTCCCTGTGCTTGTTCAACACAAACACTTATAAAGTTTTCCATCAAAGTAAAAAATTCGTCCATATCGGTTTGCCAAGACGGTGTAGCAATCTTAACATCTTTTTTAGATACTAATAATACTTCATCCTTACGAGCATCAAATACTAGTCTATCAGAGCCTATTATTACTTGGCCATTTTTATACTCATTTAATTTTTTTACTTGTTTACCAACTCTCTTCTGCGAAAAAGAAAGTGTATCAAAATATTGTGTAGATGTAAGATAAATAAATGATGGATCTTTTTTAGGATCTTCTATAACATAATACTTATCTAAACTGCCTCCAGCCGTCGAATCTTTAACACCACATGTTAAAGCTACAATTGGGTCGCCATCTTTAGATCCTTTCCAAAACGGTTTATTTAGATAATTAGAAAATGTAGCGGCGTTAATCGTTGATGAAAATCTTAAAATGCTTCCAAATCTATCTAGATAATTTATATCTCCTTGAAACGGTTGTATCGATACTATATCCTTTTCTATAAAACTTAATTGTTCTGGTCTTTCTCCTATATCCTTTTTTATAATAGGGTCATTTCCAACTGACTGCCCCTCTATTGTTTGATTTTGTAAAAATGGTAGAATTGAATTATTACTACTTCCATGAGAATTGATTACATAAGTATAATACCATTGATTTTGACCACGTTTTTTTGCGGTACCTGCTGGCAAATGTACACATACTACTTGTTCTCCATATAAAGGTGTTTGTATTCTACTAGGATCGGCTGGGAATGCATATTCTTCTGAACCGAAGAATCTTACACGAATAGTGCCTGGCGGCAAATCAGTGTCATTAGTAACAGATTTAGTCTTCTTGTACTGGGTCGGTAGATAAGTCTCTATTACTTGACCTACTGCCGTCTTTAGATTCTGTGTCGAATTCATCAGTCGCCTCTGTTTCTGGTTGTGGTTTTAGTTTTTTAATTTCTGCTTCAGCTTCTTCCAATAAACGTGCACGTTCTTCATCAGTCAATCCATACTCATTTCCATCATCATCTTTCATTGAGGCAGAAACAATTCTTTGAACAACTGCTGCTAACTTAACTAACGCATCATCGTTTTTAACAGAAACTTCTAAATAATCTTTAATCATAGGAACTATTACAGTAGCGTCGCCTGTATTTTTTATCATAGGTTCTAAGCTTTTAATTAATGAATCAATTTGCCTAGACTTCTTTTTTGAATTATGATATATATCACGCATCAAATCGGAAAACTTAGTTCCCTCAAATAGTTCGAATTCTGTACTCATATATAGTTCCTTTATTATAAATATAAAGAACTACTAATTTAGATTAGGATATCTTGTTTGCATTAATGATATGACCGGACTTTGAATAAACTGTATACATTTTGGTATAATCTCTTTTCATAACATTAATGACTTTAGTTATATTCTGAGTTTTTAGTCCTGTTCTTTCTCTTATAAGAATATAAAGAGCTTTTTTGTTGAAGTTTTCAATATTGTCACGCATTCTAAATAACTCTAATATTGTATCTGCTACAATGATATCTCGTTTATTTGAAAATATATAATTGAGATTTTCATCATACCATTCACACCATTGGTTGGTAAAATCTCTCAAAGATTCTTGGTGTTCGTTTAACGTTATTTCACCCTGTATATTTCTATTTTCATCAACAGCTGCTAAATCAGATCTTTGTTTAAGTTTAGCATAATTAGCATTATTCTGTATAATAAGATAATTTTTAGCTACAATAGAAAAATATGAAAATGCTTTTCCTTTACCTTCTTTAAATTTACCTATCTTTTCTGTTAAAAAAGCAACTACCTCAGCTTTAATGTCTTCGTATGGCACGTCAAAATAACTAAATCGAAATGTATGATAAATATTTTCAACTAATTTATTAAATGGGTAGTTAATGAACTCTCGAAATACTTTATTTCTTTTAGCAAAAGATGGTTCGCTGTTATATGCAATAATTGCTTGATCTGTTATATAAGTAAAATATTGCTTTTTACTAGGTTTACGTCCACGTCTTTTTTTAGGACCATTTTCTTCAAGGTCTTTCATTTCGGCCTCATGCCATATGTAAAATTTATCTACTGCTGATAGTTCCTTTTCTTCCATTAAAATCCTCTGTTCAATTCGTCATAAATATCACGTAATTCTTTAAATGCAAAACCCGTTTCATCATCGGCTTCAAACGAACCTAACCTATCAATTTGTTTTAGTTGTGAATTAGATTGTCCTACTCTAGTCTTAAGACTCTGAAAGAATGTGTAATATTCGGTATTAGAATTTTCTAATTCCTCTATATATTCTGTTTGAGCTTCTTGTTTACGTAATTGGTTTATATTAACAAATAATGAAATTGCTAATACAACTGATAATATAATAATTGTTGTCATCATTTTTATTCTCCGAATAAATCTTTAAACATTTCTTTTGCATTAACATTATCTGTTGCATTTGATAATGCTTTTTTTGCATATTGTTTTTTAATAGGCGCCGATTGTGCTGGCTTACCTTTATACCACATTTCAAATTCTATTCTAGCTGCCATTGCATCTGCCTGATGCATAACATATCCTAAATTAGTTTTTAATTTTGAATCTGCTGTTCTTGACATAAAATATGGTTTGTTGCTTTCATCATATAACCCATCCGTTAATTTTATACCTAGCATTTCATTCCAAGTGATACTAATATTATAATGTTGCAATAACCAAATAGATAGGTCATTTACTAATGTAAAAGGATTGTTAGGATTAATCTTATACATCTTTCCTTGATTCTTTCTATGCCACTCAGAATCATTAGGAATGTATACTTCATTCCCCTCTCCCGGAAATCCCATTTTACCTATATCATGATTCAATGCAACAAATAACAATTCCTCTTTTGTATAACCTGACATATCTGCTCCCATTTCAGTCCATAATGAATGAACCTTTTGAGCACATTTAATAACTCTTAAAACATGATCTACATACCCACCTTCAAATGCGTTATGATAATGATCAAAACTAGAAGCAGGTTGTACAGACATTCTATCTTCTAAATCTGTATACATTGCTTTTAGTTTATCTTTTCTTTCGCCTGTGAAACTATTATCTATAATGTTCATCAGGTCTTCCCAATTTTGTACTATTTGTTCTGCTGTTAATTTCATAATTTATATAATTTGATCTATTACACCTATTTCTAATAATTCATCTGCAGTAAGAAACATATCATTTCTCATCTTTTCTTTCCACCATGATGCATCTTTTTTAGTTTTTTCTGCTAACATGTTATATATAAGAACTTCTAAACTTTTAATATTATCTAAGTAAGCTGTTATATCACTCATCTTGCCTCCCATGAAACTAGATGATTGATGAAACATTACAGTTGATCGTTTACTCATCATCCTTGTACCAGTACCACATGTTAATATAACTGCTGCAGCACTCATAGCTCTACCTCTGCAAATTGTATTTACTTTTACATCTAATGATTCGATATAATCAATAATACCAAACATTTCATATACATCTCCGCCTGGACTATTGATCATTAAATTAACAGGAGCTGATTTATCTTTTCTATGTTGTAATAAGCTCCTCATTCGAATAATGAAATCTGTTAATGTATTATCATTGATTTCATCGTTAATAAAGATAACCGAATCTTCATAATCCAATAGTGTTCCTAATTGATTATGTAATGCTTCATATAACTTACCTTGCGGCTCTTCTACTACTAATGGTTCTTTTGGATC